TCAGGAACGAAGCAGGCCAGCGGCCGGGAAGCCGCCGTAGGGCAAGGGTTTGTCCTGGCCGAAACGCATCTTGCAGCTGCGCACACGGCCCCCGCACTGGTCGCGGGCGGGATCATCGGTGGCCACGTCGTCGCCATCGGCAACCGCCGGACCGTTGTAGCCGCAGTAGGGGCCGCGGTAGCCACCGCGTACCAGCCAACCACACATGCCGGCGATGATCTGCCGGCCGGGCAGCTGTTCGCCGTTGAGATCGATGGCCGTGGTCAGTTCGAACTCCACCGTCTGCTTGTCCTCACCGACCTTGCGCTCGATGAACCAGACCTCGTCGGGGAAGTGCTCTGCCGGATCGGCGCTGGAATTTCCCTCTTCGAAGTTGGCTGCATCCAGGTACTTGGCGAGCGTCTGCCGACGGATGACACGGGCGCCGACCAGATCATCGAACAGCAGGCACATCGCGGTGATGCGGCCATCGATGTTGCTGACCCGAAGTTTGGGGTTCGGCGGCTGGTCGCTGGTTCGTTCAAAGCCGCTGGCTTCGATCGGCCAGGGGCCGTACTCCTGCCCCTGCCAGATGATCACACCGCTCTGCAGGTGCGCGTGGAAGAACAGCTGGTCGGCACCGAAACTGCTGGCGTCCAGTTCGAAGACGGTAATGCGGCCACCCGGCTCGAGTTGCTGGGCATCGGCGGTGATCATGAGGTGCGCTCCTGGGCGGTGGCGGGATGAGGCGGTACGGGATGGGACGGCTGACCGCAGGGCACGATGACACGGTGTCCGGGGCGCAGTGACGCATTGGTGGTGAAGCCGCTGACGCGGCCGGTTTCGGTCGTGATTGTGCTCATGGCTCAGAGCTCCGCGTCTGCGTGCACCAGGACCTGGGAGGTGGTCGACCACACCACGACCGCTCCGTACTGCTGCATGCTGTTGGACATCGAGGACAACACGGCCGCGTCCACGGTGGACTGCCAGCCCGGATCGCCGCCGTTGAAGTTGATGAGACTGCCTTCGGAGCCGAAGCCCACCAGGTTGAGCGCGGTGGAGGGCGAGGTGATCCTGGGCGCCACGCGCTTGCGTACCTTGAACGGGATGCAGGCGCGCGAATCGCCGTTGGCGGTGTAGGTGATTCCCAGGATCCGGTTCACATCAACTGTTTCGTAGTAGCGCTGGCACAGCAACAGTTCAAGCGCTTCGGGCCGGCGATCGAAATCGGTCGCGGTGTCACCCTCCTCGACCTGCATTTCAGCCAGATAGACCACGCCACTCTTCTGTCCCGCCCCGAACGCGCGACCGGCGAAGTTCGCGCCCGCGTCCATCCACAGGCTGAGCTGTAGATAGCTGTCGGCGCCCAGGGTCTGCCCTGCGATGCCAGGCACATCTACGGTCAACTGGTGCCAGCGCCACATCGTATCGAGCGTGACGCCGCCGCCGATGCTGTCCCTTGCCGTTGAGCCGCCGGTGCCGAACGACTGCTGGAATTCCAGGCCCACCTTGAAGTTGTCGACCGTGGCCCTCGCCTTGAAGCTGACGGTGACCCGCTTTCCCGCGAACGTACGCACGTCTTCGATGCGCTGCTGCACCAGTGCCATGCTGTCGGCGCCGGCAACACTTTCGACGACGAGCTTCAGCAGGTGACGGGAACCTGCAATCAGCCTTCCCGCCGCACCACCGCCTGCCGCAATGTCGTCGCGCGATGCAGAGAGAGTGGTCGCCTGCGCGTTCACCAGCCAGCGATCGGCGGTAGGACGGGCACCGGTAGATGCGGAAAACGCCGTACCCCTTTGCCAGACCCGGAAGTCACCGTTGATAAGGCGGTTGCGGCCTGCCATTCGGCTTTCCAGGCCGTCCACGGCGGCTTGTACGCCGTCCAGGCCTGCGTAGACGTCGGCGAAGTTGTCGTTGACCTTGGTAAACGCCGGGCGCTGCGTTTCCCCTCGCTTACCATTCGCTTGAATGGTATCGAGGTCGATGATTTTCATTGCCATTGCTGTGTTCCTGATTCTGGATGACCGGCACTGCGGCTGGCCCTGGCGCTTTGGCCAATATGAACGGTGTTTGGTGTCAGATCTCCGCCTCGAAGATGATGCTGATCCCACCAGTCTTTGGTGCGACGTAGCCCGAGGCATTTGGTGACATGCCACCCGTTGCAACCCCGGCCGTAATCGCTGCGCTCGATACTGAAACCGGGATGACGTTGAAGGACGAGCCGGGAGCGTTGCCCCCGTTGATGCCAAATCCGGTCATGTTCACACCGTTGCCAAGGGTCCGCGCCGAGGGTTTGCTGCGCATCGGTTGGAATGCCAACTGGCCTACGCAGTCAAACTGCCCCAGGGCCGTACATACTGAGAAAGCATCTCCCGCATTGATGTCGATGCGCTGCGCGTACCAGCCACACAGGGCTGCTTCATGGGACAGAAGCCTGGTGTCATAGCCAGTTGCGGTACCTCCCTCTTCCCATTGGAACTGGCCGAAGAACAACTGCCCTGACTGCGCCCCGAGTGCAGCGTTCCGGACGTCGAATCCGCTGCCGGATGACAGCCACACGGCAACTGCCGCATAGTGATTCGTGCTCGCCACTGTCTTACCGGAGACCGACGGTAGCGTGGTCGTCTTGCTGATGCGGTTGATACCCACATCCAGGCTGAAGACCTCTGCGTCCAGTCCCAGGGCTGTTTCAGAGCCGCCGGTGCCGAAATTCTGCAGAAACTCCACTGCGATTTTCCTCCCGGCCGCTCCGGAGTTGTAGACGGTGAAGGAGACAGTGCTGAGTACACCAGCGAACGTACGGACATTCTCAACCCGCTGTTCGAACACGAAGTAGTGCCCGAACGCATCGCTGTTGCCGGTCGAATTGGCACCCATCGAGAGACGCGCATCGCCGAATACACCGTCCCCCGGCACGTTGTTGTTTGCAAAAAGGCCAGCATCGACCATCGATCCAATCTGAACGAACCATCGATCCGGGCCATAGCCGGTCTGCATCACCGGCGTTCCTCTTGTCCAGAAGTCGAAGTTGCCATTGATGAGTCGGTTCTTGCCGGGAATGCGCCCATGGATGGCGTTGTCGACGGCGGACGGAAGTGCTGCGATGGCCGATTGCACCTCCACCTTTGCCTGGTCTGCTTCTGCCTGGATCTCCGTCTTCAGTTGTTCGACGTCCTCCACGATGGTTGCAACGCTCCCCAAAGCGCCATACACCTCGGCGAAGTTCTCGTTGATCTTGGTAAAAGCCGGGCGCTGTGTTTCACCCCGTTTACCATTCGCCTGAATGGTGTCGAGGTCGATAATCTTTCTTGCCATGTCGGGGTCCTATTGTTCTGGTGAGAGACCGCTACGGATCAGAACTCAGCATCGGCCCACCAATGCCACCAGCCGCCCCATCGGCCCGGGTTGTTCGACCAACTCACTTCATAGCTGGATGGCGAGGCGTAGTTCACTACGCAGGGAACACGGGAGATGTTGTCCTCGGCGATGTGTCCATCCTGCTGGGTGGTATCAGCCGAAATGATCATCACGTAGGGGTGCGCACGTTTTGCCACCAGGAAGCGCACGCTCTGGTAGTGGGCAACCCCCGGGTTGTTCAACGAGAATGCCTCGCGTCCTTCGTTGTGCGGCGTATTGGGCGGGACATCCAGGTTGTAGCTCTTCTCGTAGTAGCGCTGGCACAGGGCCAGCTCCACGCCGGGCGGCCGCCAGTCGAAGTTCGTTGCATTGAGCCCAGGTTCGACCTGGAACTGGGTAAAGCCGAAGGATCCATTCTGGCCTGCCAACGCCCCGCCATATCCACCGGCGCATAGATCGAAGACCACGTAAATGTGGTCGTTGCCGTTGGTTCCCAGCTTCTTCCCTTTCGTACTCGGCAACGTCACGGTGAGTGACTGACGCGACGCTCCAGTGCTCAACGTGAGCACGCCCGCCTCGGTGGAAACCTGAGGCGAAGGCGTCCCACCGGTTCCAAAGTCCTGGATGACACGCACACCCACCTTGCGCCCGGCTACGTCGCTGTTCGCCCAGACCGAGATCGTGACGGCGCCGCTGGCGCTTCGCACACCTTCGATTCTCTGGCCCATCCAGGCGCCGCTGTTGGCGACTGCACCGGATACCGTGCACACGAGGATGGCGCGGGTGTCTTCGGGATAGCCCAACTGTCCCTCGTACGGTACACGCTGGATGTCATGACTGCAGCTCAACGCGGAGTTGGAGAAGCGATCAGCAAAGAGCGTTTCTGCACCCAGTGTTCCCGAGCCGCTGCCGACACGTCCAGAAGTGCGACGCTGCCAGAACTGCAGGCCGCCATTGATGAAGAGATTGCGCCCGGGCAACCGCCCACTGATCGCGTGGTCCACCGTCTCTGGAAGCTTTTCCACCGCGGCCAGGGCATCGTAGACCTCTGCGAAGTTCTCGTTGATCTTGGTGAAGGCCGGACGCTGTGTTTCACCCCGCTTTCCATTCGGTTGAATGGAATCGAGGTCGATGATTCGTCGTGACATTTCTGCTGTTTCCTTGTCTTTTCGGGGATTGCACCAAGCAGCGCATTCCGCAGCGGTGCTCGCGGATCTCAGATTTCCGCGTCCAGGATGATTCCGGTACCCGCGTCGGCGGAGTCTGCGCTCTGCAGGATCCCGGCCTGACCGGCAGCGGCTTCGTTCAAGGACCCGATGATGGTCATCCTCGTCGAAGACACTTCGACCGCGTTGAGTGCCGTCAGGCTCGTCGCCCCCGATCCCGTAAGGAGTCGCCACTGCGGCAGGTTTGAGAATCCGACCGTGGGGATGGTCCGCATCCGCTGGCTGAATGGATAGATCAGGTACACCTTGTTGTCACCACGGATGAGGCCGACACCGGCGTTGAAGCGAACTCCGCCGTCAAAGTAGGAACCCGTGGCATCGGCCTGGTAGTAGCGCCGACAACGCTGCACTTCTTCGTCCAGCGGACGCCACTCGAAAGCCGTGGCCGTAGCGCCGCGCTCCCACTGGAATTCTCCGAAGTAGACCTGGCCATGCTGCGCACCAAGGCCGGCGGTGCGGTTGGCAAACTGCGTGCCCGCAGATACCCACACGCACATCACGGCGGCACCTTCATCAGATAGTGTTTTTCCCGAGATGGAGGGCAGCGTCACTGTCTTGCGGATTCTGTTCAGGCCAGGAGCGAGCTCGAAAATCTCAGGTGCAACGGCGAGTACCGGAGCGCTGCCCGTTGCGCCGAAGGTCTGCGCGAACTCCAGTGCGATCCTGCGCCCCCCCGCACCTGCATTGAATACCAGGAAGGACACCGTGCTTGGGGTATCGGCGAAGGTTCGCACGTCCTCCACACGTTGCTCAAACACGAAGAAATGCTTCTCCGCGTCGGTGTTTCCACTCGAGCTGACGGACAGCGTGTACTTGCTCCGGGGAAAATTGTTGTCCCCCATAGCCGTGGGGTTCCGCCTGAATACCGGATCGGCGATGCCCTGCATCTGAAGGAACCAGCGATCGGCCGTGTACCTTCCCGATGTGTTGAAGCTGGCACCCCGCTGCCAGCAGTCGAAATTGCCATTGATCAGGCGATTTCTTCCCGAGACCGCACGTGCGACCGCCTCGGGTACTGCATCCACCGCCAAGGCCACTTCCTTGAAATTCTGGTTGATCTTGGTGAAAGCGGGGCGCTGCGTTTCGCCCCGCTTGCCGTTGGGCTGGATGGTGTCCAGGTCGATCTGCTGAAGATCCATGTCCGCTCCTACGGCTGGTACGTCTGTTCGAACGTCGCAGTGATGCTGAACACCGATCCACCCAGATGGCTGTCGGTATAGGTGTCGCAGCCATACAGACCGGTGCCTAGCGGGCCCCGCCAGAAGAAACTCTGGCCCACATGGCCATCCAGGAACGCAACGATCTCGTTGATCGTGCTGCGATTACCGACGAACTGCAGCTGGTAGCTGCGCAGGCGGGCATTGAGCCCATCCGGTGCGGCTTGTGCGTATCCATCGCCGAAGCGCGCGCGCTTGACGGTGGCAGTGGTGGTGCCAGTGCTCTGGCTGGTTGCTGCCCAGGTAAAGGTGTCGGTCATCGTGCTGCACTCCTGCTGAGGACGCCGCCAGCCTTCATGTCACGCATCTGCAGGTCACGGTATTTTCGCTCCACGAACTGGCCGATCTCGTTGCCGAACTGCTGCAGCATGCTTTCGTTGCTGGTGACTTCCTTGCCACCGTTGTTGTCGATGCGGATATTGACTCCCACCCCGCCACCGCCGCCGGCACCGTGTGCCGCCACTCCCAGGCGGCCATCGGGCCCGCGCTGCAGCGGCATGATCGCTTCAGGCCCCGCTTCACCGAACACGCCGGCGCCCTTGGCGAATGCGAACAGCTGTGGGGTGTTGTAGATACCGCCGGAGTAGGCCGACAGACTCGGCGATTGGTAGACACCACCCTTGGCGTTGGCCTCCACCCCCGTGCCATAACCGAGCATGCCCGTGATCTTTTTGACGCCCCAGACGATTGCCTGCTGGATGGCGATCATCTTGAGGTCGGCGATGATCGACTTGGCCAGTTCCTTGTAATTGGACTTGCCCGTCTTCACGAAGCTCTGCAATGCGGCCTCTGCTCCGGTGAATGCCTTGGAAAATGCATCCTGGGTGGTCTTGGCGGAGTTCTCGGTTTTTTCCATGTACTCGCCGAGCGCGCTGCCGAAACCCTTGCGGAACCCCGAAAACCCCTTGGCGTCCTTGTCATCCTTGCCGCCCTTGGTATCACCTGCCTTGGCATCGCCGGCCTTGGCATCCTTGGGAGCTGCCAGGCCTGCTGCAGCTGCCGCCGCGTCCGTCGCAGCTTCCTTGGGCGTCAGGTCGACCCCCATCAGGCCGGCGATCTTCCTCGCTCCCCAGACCAGAGTCTGCTGTGCGGCAATCATCTTCAGGTCGGACAGGATGGACTGGGCCAGCTCCTTGTACTTGGACTTGCCGGTGGTCACAAAGCTCCGCAGCGCCTCGTCGGCGCCAGTGAATGCCTTGCCGAAGGCCTTCTTGGCGGCCGTGGCGGTGTTCTCGGTCTTGCCGATATAGTCGCCGAGCGCGCCGCCCAGACCCTTGCGGATGCCCGCCAGGCCCATGTCGTCCTTTTCCGCCTTCTCCTCCGTCTTCGCGGCCTTGCCGGCGTCACCGCCCGTTGCGGCCGTAGCAGACTTCGCCACCGCCTGCATTTGCGTGTTCAGGGCAGTCAGTTGCGTGGACAGGGCGGTGACCAGCGAGGCGCTGGTTGTCAGCACGGCGTTGAATGCCTGCTGCACCGTATTGATCTTTTCCAGCTGCCGCTGGAACTCCTGTGTGGTGCCGGTCATCTCGGTCATGCTGCGCCTTGCTGCCTGCATGGCCGTTTCCAGTGCATTGCTGGCGTCCACGGTGGCCCGTGTGCTGCCAGGCGATGTAGTGCTCATTGAGTGTTCCTCGGGAGAGTCGGCTCCGCATCGGCGGAGTCGGGACCGGGCATCGGCGTTGCCGCGATGGCCGGCTCATTCCTGCTGCATCTGCTCCAGGGCAGCGCGTTCGATGACGCGGATGGCCGCCATCACCTCGTCGTACTGGTCGCCATCGAGCGCTTCGCGCTCCAGCTCCCGGTAGACCACGTTGTAATCCAGCCCGATCGGGCCACCTGCGCCGACGCGCCACTGGGTGGCAACCCGCGAAAAGAGTTCGATGGGAAGCACGCACTCCGGCCACAGCTCAACCCGTGGCGGCGGAAAATGCTTGGCCTTCAATCCAAGCTGCATCAGCTCGGACTCGGTGGGGGCCCGCCAGTACAGGGCCCCCACCGCCTCGATCAGTTTCCCTTGCGTGCGACCTGCAGGGCCTGGGTGTAGCCACCGATGATGGCGCCATCCAGGCCGGCCTGCTGCTGCAGGGCCAGCTCGACGCCGGCAGTGTCCAGCGGCACGTCGGCATCCCAATCCACCACGATGTCCAGGATCGCCTGGGCCACGCTCAACGTGTCATCGCCCAGGCGCTCCAGCAGCTGCGCATAGTCGGCCACCGGCAGGTGCCGGTAGGTCAGGTTGAGCTTCTGCTCGCGACCATGACCGATGATGGTCAGGGTGCTCTTGAAGCTCTCTGGCGCCTTTACCTGGAACATCAGGCGCCCTCGACCAGGATGGAATCGGCCAGCGCGGTGAACGTCGCGGTGGTGCCCATCGGGGTGTTGGCGGCCATCGTCGGGTCGCCGTTGTAGCTCAGGTAACCGTACCAGTACAGCACGTCGCCACCGACCAGCTTGGCGCGCAGGATCACCGGTTCGCCCTTGGCGTCGACGTTCTTCAGGGCCGAGTACCACGGCTTCTTCGGATCGTAGAACAGCGGCAGGGTGATGGTCTTGGCGTTCTTGAAGGTCGGCATCTGCACCTGGCGACCGGTCGGGTCCTCCAGCAGGGTGCCGCTCCAGTACTGCTGCTCGCCACCTGCGGTGGTCGGGTCGCCCTGCTGGTCCAGGTCGACGAAGGCACCGGCCTTGCGCAGCACGCCGGCACCGCTGGTGGCGGGGAACAGCACGTTGTCGGTGGTATCGATGCCCAGCAGTTCAACGCTGCCGGTGGCTTCGGCACCGGCGCGGGTGGCGCGGTTGTTCAGGGCCGGCCAACCCGGCAGCTCGATGACCACCACATCGCCGGTGTCGACGCTGTTGGCGGCGACGCTGGCCAGTGCCGGCGCAGCCTTGGAGATCGCGCTCGTGGCGATGGCGGTGGAGACGACCGGTGCGAAGCCGAACTGGGTGCCCTTGGGAAGCTTGAGTGCCATGTTGCATTTCCTCATGTGGATTGAAAAAGACGAAGCCCGGCGCGTGCCGGGCTTCAGGTGGTACGTGGAGCAGTGGAACTACGGGTTGGCGTACCACAGCCCGAAATCGAGCCGTGCGCCGTACTTCCTGAGTGCCGGTTCATGCACGGCAATGGCGGCGCCAAAGGATTCAGACTTCGGCAGACCCGCGCAGACCTGATCTTCGATGTCACGGATCAGGGTGTTGGCCTGGGCACGGGTGTCTGCCCAGACGGTCAGCTGCACGCGAGCGTGCTTCTGGTCGGGGATGGACCCTTCGTTGAACCACAGCGCCTGCCCACCCACCTGCTGGTAGACCGCGCAGGGATAGGTGACTCGGTCCGGTGGAACATCCGGGTACAGGCGCCCCTGCAGCAATCCGCCAAGCAGTTGCTGCAACTTCGGTTCGTAACTCATCTCAGTGTCCTCGCTCAGGCGGTTGCAGCCAGCTGTTCGGTGAACAGCACGGCGGTGTGTCGCGTGCCAAGGTCGGGCACCACACCGGTAATATCGAACGTGTGGCCGTCGTGCACGATGCGCATTCCGATGCCAATGCCGGCTCGCTGCGCCGGCGCCAGGCGCACCTGGAAGCGCTGGCGGCGGATCGCTGCGGACAGCCCGCTGTCCAGCTTCACCCGCTGCACCGTGTCAGCACGTTCAAGAGGAATTGCCGCCCACAGATCGGCAACGCTCACCCACGCATCCAGAGGTTGGCCCCAGGCATCGACGCGCCCATCCTGGCGCTCGATGCGGATGCGACGGTTGAAGTGACCGGCGTTCATGGGGTCGCCGCCAGTCGGTAGGGATCGAGCAGTGCGGCGACGCCAAACGGCAGCTCCATCGCGATGGCTGCAGCACCGACCGGTACATCCAAGGCGTGCGTGGAAACCACCACCGCTTCCCGATGCGCATACAGATGGCCCAATAGCAGGCGCACCGCAGCGCGGATGCTGTCGTTGGCCGGCAGGCCCTGCAGCAGCTGCGCGCTGCGTTCGGTGGCCACGGCCAGGCGACGATCAGCGACGTCACGCATGGCCTTGGCCTTGGCCGCGTTGGTCTCGGCATTGGCGGCGGCGACCGCGGCTTCATGCCCGGTCACCGCCGCCGCCATGTCCTGCGGCAACTGGTCCAGCGCCAGATCCAGTGCCGCCTGGTCGGCAAACAGCGCCCGCCGCAGGTAGGCCGACGCCGCGTCGGTCGCCGCGGCCAGCAGGTCGTCCAGAATGGCGTCGTCGTAGTCGCCGTCGATACGGCAGTGCATGCGGCACTGCTCAAGTGTCAGCAGGGGCAT